ATATAAAGATTAGGACCACCACGAGTACACCGGAAACCGTAGATTAGAGCTACTATGATGAACGTCATTAAGGGAAAAGTAAAACCATTCCCCATTGTGCTTATCATATTAAGCTCTACTTGTGTACCTACACCTCTAGCTTTACCATCGCTAGGGACTGTGATCACAGGCGACCTAAGCTTCATTAATAGGTCGAACCATGAACTAGGTACGAGGGCGCGTACAAGATCGATGCTGATCATATCGCTCGCGGATTTCAAATCAAGGGTAGCAACATCCCCTAACAAGGATCCGCGTTTGGCCATAGCTATATTCTTTAGCTGTTGGTTGCGAATGTCAAGACCGATATGCCTAAGAGCTCCTTCAAGGTACATGCCCGCAGCAAGCTGCAGGCACATATTCCCTGAAGGTTCTATGGCAATTGTACGTTCAGTGTCTTCGTTTTTGGGAACTGTTGTCAGTCGTGAACCTTCGACCTGCTTAGTACCCGAAACTCCTTTATAGCCATCTCTGGCTACGAAGTAAGGGTTCAAACTACGCAGTTTACGAACCAAAGGCTCGCACAGAACAGTGCAAGTCATATCCTGCCAAATCTTATCGACAGTATGAGACCCTTTAACGCCATTACTGGCGCCGGGGCCAAACCGCCAATTCGACCACAGGTATGACATCTCGAGCGGCTGCTGTATGGCCAACTCATCAAAGGAAGTAGTGTAACACTCGAGTACATGTAGTATGAAATATCGAGCGTTTGCTATGATCCTCTGATCGAGAACTTGAGAGGGTGGTGAAATACGTTGTAACTCACCGACCCTCTCGTTTATAGCTAAGAAATCAGCTATAGACTGTTCTCGAAGCTCTTCTCTAAGGAAGCGTGCCCTTTTACGGGCACGTTGCACCTGACGAGAGACCGCGAAATTTTGCGGTCCCGCATCAAGAAGTTCTTCTGACAATGTGTTGAAGAACGTCGTGAGACGCTCTTCTTCACATCCTCGAACGTTACTTTTACTCACAGGATAACTCCCGATGAAATAACGGTTTGATCAAGAAACTTCGCCCGCCAGCCTAGGCTGGTGGCAACTACTTCTTGTTAGTCGTAGTTGTTGACGTCGACTCGGCCTCGATCCTAGAATCTTTGGAGCGAGGAAAAGTAAACGTTTGTGTCGAAGTCGAGGTATTCGTTGAATACCGAG